CCGACGCATAGACCTTGTAATTTTTTATAGACGATTTTAGAAAACTCTCAATTGGATACGTCTCTTTTATCTCTTTTATCAGATCATATTTCTCAGAGTTTAACTTTCTGTTATCAAGTCTATCTCTGGCCTTCAATACGACATCTAAAGCCCTCGATGCTTTTTTGTCATCCAAAAACTGTTCATTTACTATGAAGTTATAAAGTTGCCACTCCTTTCCAAGTTCAGTGGATTCCTTAAAATACTTGAAGAGAATTTCTTTTGCTCTTGAATCTTTTTTATCCGAGAGTATCTCAGCGGTAAGCTGACGGGTCAGCAATTCAAACAATATTCCTGTATTTTTGAATTTCGAGTGTTTTGATTTTTGCATATTGTCGAGTTTACCTCAATTTATAAATATGTTTGTATTGAGCAAAATTTAATAAATACTTCACTATTTACCCTTTTATATCAGAATGATTATCTAATATATTTGATTCATCCAGTAGAGATTTGGGTTTGCCCGAAGCAACGGATTCCTTAATTAGAGACTTTTTATTTGATTCTACGTCAATTTTAAGAAACTTCTTAAGCCGAGTAACATCAACCGACTCTCTTGCCAGTGGGCTTGACTTCGCAAACTTGTGTCTTATAGGATCCGTCCTGCTCGTGGAATTATTTTCTAATCTTCCTAAAGGATCTTCTCCAAACGGATAATCCGAAGCCTTCTTTATTCCAGCTTGAGAGGTTCTGGGTTTCGCCTTTTCGGTGAGTGGCGGAACCTCCTTTTCATCAGATGAGGCCTCCCCTTCTGCGCCGGCCTCATCCGCACCTGGCTCACCCTCATCCGCACCTGGCTCACCCTCGTCCCCAGCTTCGCCTTCCGGAGAGAACTCGTCTCCCGCGCCAAATCCGCCTCCTGAACTGCTGCCTCCGCCCATAGAAGGTTCGTCTCCGCCGGCCACGTCTTCCAGCTCTCCGTCTGCATTAACTTTTTGAAGAGACACAGCAGGATCGTTGCCCTCCTCTTCAATCTGTTTAAATCTCCACATCTGTTTGACATCACCTATTACCTCGTTTTTCGACGTGAGAATGTCATCATCAGACATATTGAATATATTTTTGTATATCCAGTCTTTGGAGAAAAGTTTGTTCTCCATCATGTCCTTAGCAACACCGACTTTATTTCCCCAAATATCGATCTTCTCCTTTTCAAATATAGTCGACGGGTTTGTGAGTTCCAGAGAAAAATCCACCAAATTGGCATCCGTGTAACCCTGAGAATACAGATGAACCACAGCAACTTTTGTCAGTTCTGACGTAAGTATCTTTTGTATCCTGTTTACAGTCCTAGAAAATCTGACGTCTTCCGAAGCAAGCGTAGCCTTTCCGCTTAAGTCTTCTTCATATCCCAAAAACGCCTTCGGAATTTTCAATGCGGCCATCATCTTATTTCTAAGATACTCAATATCCTCGGTTCCAGTGAATTCCATTCCTCCGAGGGGTTCTATACTTGTTCCGCTATCACTTCCACGGACGGGAAGATAAAAATCCTCCACCATATTCTGTAGATTAAATCTAAGATTATAGTCTCCTGTGTTTTCATCCATGTATGGGATCTTCTTCATTTTGGATATCGTTCTTTCCATGAAGTTGTCTACTTCAGATGGAGGAATGTTTCCAACGTCTATTTTGAATACACGCTTATCCGGCGCTCTCATTATTCTGTGAATAAGCATCGCGTCTTCCATCAAACTCAATTGCTTCCAAACACGTCTGGCACCTTCAATCATGGATTTACCATACGGCAAAAAGTTACTATCGGATATCAATCTAAAATGAGCGATTTGATAGTTTTCAAGTTCTTCCATTACTCCTGCTGGTGTGGTCACCTGGTAACGGACATAATTTTTATTTAGGGGATCGGAGTTTTCTACTCGAACAACATTGTAGGCAGAAATCGGTTCAACCAAATACACACCATACTCTGGAGAAATGTTCATCTTTAAGTAGAAATCTCCATACTTGCACATATTCCTCGTCCAAGACCAGAGGTTAAATTCTATGTTCAGAATATCGTAAAACAGATTTTCCAGTATTTTCTTTATGTTGTTATCTGACGCTTTGATGTTGAGAACAAATCCCATCTCATTGTGGGTCAGACACTCGTCCGCGTAAATATCCAGAGCCGAGGCTATGATTGGATCCATATCCATAGTATCGTAGTCTCTAAAAAGCTCCAGTCGCGACGCTTGATACGCCAGATTAAAATCACGACCATACTGATTGTATCCGGAAGTCCGAATCCGATTGAATCTATCCCTTAGAGAGTTTCTATCCGTTGCATATTGAACCTGGTCAGTATCCTTTATCTTAAGCATCTTTCCACCAACGTTTCTTACAATTACGTCGGTCGAAAAAAGTCTTTTAAGCCTCGAATAAAGACTACGAGACTTTAAATCGAGAGGTTTATCTGAATCAATCATAGTTTACTGTGTGTTGATAAATAGTGTGGTGGTGTTATAATAACCACTTTAGGTCTTCGTTTCTTCTAGCACCCGGTGAAGTAGTGAACGTAGACCCGGCGGGTGATGGCATAGACCAATACTCTCTGCCTCTATCAACCGAACGTCGATAGACCGGTTCCCCTCCACCGGTTTTATTTATTCCAGACAATAACGCTTTTTGATACTCCCCCGAATCTGCCCTCAATCGGAGAGCCGTGTCACGCACCCACAACCCCACTCCGAGAGATGTAACTAAATCGTCATTGTACCCGACCATTGCCTCTGCCTTTCCACCGTTCCATATGAATACCGAAAGCTCCTCATATAGACGGACGGAGTTTGTTTTTATGGATTTATCTCTGAAATATGTTTCCAACTTTGATACTATAAGCGGTCGGGTCCTAGTAGTAGTTGTGAATCCCGGAACCATATTCTTTTCTTGACGGTTTAGTTTATTCGTTGTTTGTCGCTCAAGATCAACATATTGAAGGTCAGCGCTGCTATAAAATGTATTAGGATACCCTATATCAATTATTTGTTGAAGGGTGGCCCACCCCACATTGTTATTTTCTACCACCAAAATAGCATTATTGTATTCGGAAGCAATGCTCACCAGAAGATTTCCATACCCCTTCGTATCTACAAGCCCCTTGAATTCTGCAACTTGTTCCATACTTTGCATATCCAACACATGAAACGCAGACTTGTCTCTTCCGTCTCCACGAGCAACGTCGGCGCATACCAAATATGCACGAGAATAGTCCGCCGGCTTCCATATCCAAAGTGATTGATCTACCCATCTTCGTTCGATGGGGTCTTCTATGCCAGCTGACTTTACCCACTTTAAAGTGTCTACGTCTAGGACAGTGTGACCGGTAGTTGTGAAGTCACAATCACACTCTTGAGCCGACCCCTTTACGCCCAGTAACTCAGTCTGTTCATCTCTCCACTCCTGAGTTCTCTCGGGGTGGAGATGCCAAGGAAGATTTATGGTGTTGAATTTGTTTTCCTTCTGTTCCGAAGCAACCCATGTTTTATGAAAGAAATTTCCTACACCATTTGGGGTGCTTAGAATTATGGCCTTTCCTCCCGTGGAGAGAGTCTGTTGTGCCGACAACCAAATTTCTTCTATGTTATCAATGAATGCTGCCTCGTCAATGATTAGAAGAGACAATGCCGAAGAACGGCCCGCGTCTCCTGACGAAGACACCGCCTTTATCTGAGATCCGTTTTTTAGTCTGAGGGAAAGTCGGTTATCTTCAATGCACGGTATCTTTAACCACGATGGGAGATTGTTGTTTGCAAACCTAACCCGGGTAACAATTTCTTTTGAAGTCTCCTGTTTGATGCTTATACAAAGAATATTCTTGTCACTGTGAAAGACCATTAACCAGAGAGAATACGCAGACGTCAGTGTGGTGATGCCCATCTGACGTGACTTCAATATGATATTATAATCGAAGTCTACGAGATTTTGTAAAGCAGATTCTTGAAATGGATATAAGTCGAACGGAATCGTTCCCTTCAACGGATGTTGGATCTTCACATACTTCTTCATAAAGTATATTGGATCCACGAGACACTTTTTGTATTCCTCGCGTATTACATCCCGTATGTTTATTTTATTGTCACTCATTTTTGGACGCTAGTTCCTTCAGTGACTTATCTATTCTTTCTAACGCCAAATCACACTCTTTCAAATCTCGTTCAGCATCCTCCAAAACCATAGCTTTTGTAGTATCCTTCCAAACATCCTTGCTTCCATCCTCGTTAAAGTATATGATATCATCAGTGGTGGTTTTCAGATGATGTATGGTTTCCACAAGTTTCGCTCTAAAATCCTCAACCTTCCCCTTCTGAAATTTCAATACCGTTTCGATCTCATAGTCGCGAAACTTTCCTTCAAGTTTTAACTTAGATTCAAAATCCACGTTACAGTCATAACATCTGCCGGTTCTAGGAAACACTCTGTCGTCCAGATAATTTCCCCATTTCATGTCCCGTTTGCACATCGAACACAAAAGAGAGCTTGACTCGGAGGAAACCTTGCCTAATTTATTTACACGTTTCTTGTAACCATTCTTTTTAATCCACCTTTTACCGGTAGAATCTTCCCAGGTTTCACCTTCTTTTCTGGACTCCAAGTTAGAATCCCATCCAACTTGAACGAATGGTCTTTCTCCTGCAAGATATCCCCTAACAATGTCTATGTTACTACGATTTTTTGCGTGACTCATAATATAACTTAAAATTTGACCCCATATTTAATTAGTGTCTCACGAGCGTCGGCGACCATATTTTCAAAATCTTCATTATTTTTAATTCTGTCTATAATGGATTCAAAGTAATCCAAATCGGATGGTTTAGCCCCATTGCCCAATAACAATACTGCTATTTTTGACGGATCTTTAGTTATGGTGGTTCCCGTATCTCTGTCAACAAGACCGTTTTTATAAGACCACTTCATGTTTTTAAACTTGGCTATACTGGCGAGGAGAACGTGACGATGCATCCCCTTGTATTCTGAGTTTTCCTTCCCTCCCTGTAAGCTCCATCTCATCCATGTCGGATCGCCGAACATAAAATCGGTTTGAACGAACCCCCGTTTAAAATCACCCTGTATAGGTGTTTTAAAATGAACGGAATCTCCTGTCTTCTTTACAAAATCCTTCGGATTTAATTTCTGTGACACTATCCAGTTTGTAAGAATCTTTGTCAACCCATCCTTGGTGATTGTCTTTTCGTCTACCGCTAAATCCAAATCTCCGGAAGATTCCTTTTTTCCTGTTGTTCCCAATAGATTATCCACAAGTGGCAACGACGTAATTGATTCGAGCCACTTTACCGTCGGAATAACGTCAAGTTTTGATATTCTACCGGTGGCCAATGAACCGTCTTCGGACTTAAAAACGTTCCCTCCTTCAAAAACCAAGGATTCTTTCCTAATCACTGCACGATTTGCTGCGGTGAATCCTGACCTAGAGACAAATTTTATGTTTCCCTTTGGATGAGACAAGACATACCCCTCACCCCCAGGAATCTCTCCTATAGAAGCCCTCACAACCATAGAATTTTTATCGAGATCCGATATTATGGAATCTTTTATATCCATTATTTCCGAAACTATGAACCACAGCGAGGAGAATCCACGAGAGTTCTTATTTACATGATCAATCACGTTTTTCTTTTTTGAACCACTAAACTTTTTGTTATCTGACACCCAGTTAACAAAGTCTTTGCCTAGATCGACGAGACCTGTGTCGACTTTGTTGTTCAGATATGTGTAGAGAATCTCGGGAAAATCTGAAATTTTACTGTCTGAAAGCGTCTTCTTGTGTATAAGAGAACTTATGTCTTTTCCATGTTCTTTAATATACACGAGGAGCGACTTCACTCGCTTAAAATCTATTTCAGACTTAGCCTCAACCGATACGGGAGGGATTACACACAGACCATCCCCCAAAAAAGAATCAAGATCTTTTTTATTTACGGGCGTCACGTTTCCATTAAAGTCGAGTTTTCCGTGAATCACCACCCCAGCGGAACTTCTGGATATTTTCTCTCCGAGGTGTGACTCTCTCGATACTTTGTAAGTCACTATGTTTGGTTTGAAAACAAAATCCCCATTTGAATCGGTAGAAAGTTTTCCCATGTAAAGCAAATCTCCAAAGAAATATCCTGTGAAATTCTTCGGAACAGATTTTTCAAACACATTAAAAGAGTTCGCCATATTTCTTGCGAAAATCTTGAATGATTCACTCTTTTCTTCAGCAGGCGTGCCGCCTCTGTTCAAAAGCATCGACTCCAATTCTTTAGGCGTTTTACTTTTACCATCGTAACCCTTCGCTGAAAAACCATTCTTGTCGGTGAATACAAATTGACCCAGTTCGTTTCTACCAAACACCACGGCGGGAGAACCGTCCCATTTTACAGTAACGTTTTTACTATTTCCTTTGGCTGAATCCATTAATGATTTTACGGCACGAGTTGCTCCTGAAGGACCTTCCCAGAATATCAAATCCTCTGCGTGTTGTATTCTGGCACCTTCTGTCACCAACAGGTTTGACATACATTCATTAACAAGATCTAGCAAAAAGTCTTTCATTGTAAATACATATAGAATTGATTTATTATACGCTTGTAAAATATGGAATGTAAATTCTGGTTCCATTCAAAGTTGCCGTCAAGTATCCTGCCACCGTAGGCGATCCAACAGGAGCAACATCTTCAGTGTAAACCAAATGACTGCTGGAATCGGAGTTATTTGATCTATAAGCAAAACTTGAACTTATAGCCCAGCTTGAAGACAGAGATGACTCGGCTCCGCTTGATGAAAGTGAGCTGCTTGCTTTATAGGCGTAGCTCGAACTTATGGCCCAGCTTGAAGACAGAGATGACTCGGCTCCGCTTGATGAAAGTGAGCTGCTTGCTTTATAGGCGTAGCTCGAACTTATGGCCCAACTGGAAGTAGCATATAGCCGTTCGTCGACGCCCATGACATACATAGAGCCGGTTAGTTTCAAGCTGCCGCTAACCCGAACACTCGGACCAGTGTTTCCCGGACCAAACTCTGCTATAAAGAATGGATTTCTATCATTGCCGCTTCCGCTCTGAACAACAAAACTCTCAACAACTGATAGAGCTGCTCGGTTTCCGGCGGAATCATACCCCGTTCCTCCAACGACGCGAGATGATGAGATAGTTAGAGATCCTGACGAAATCACCGACCGAATTGTATCTGAGTCGGTTATAAGATAGTTAGTTATATTTTTGAAAAGAGTCTCACCCTCTCTATCCACGTTTACTATACTGTTTATTCCGGAGAAAATAGACTTGCTGTTTATATCGAAAAACTCGGATCGTATCTCAAATTGTTCATTTTTTATAGTAACAGGAAAAAATATTCTTGTGGAAAAAACGTCAGGAGAAAACCCGAACTCAGCAAAAGTTTTTAAAGAAAGATTTGAAATTCTCGCACTTCTTATGTTTACCGGAACGATAACAAATGTTCCGATACAATCGTTTGTAAACGATATTATTTTTCCAAAATGCTTTCCAGAAAATGTTGCTCTATCCTTTCCGAGAGGTAAAACATATTCGTGAAGTTTTATCCCACGATTTTCAAAAAACGAAGGTTCTGACTGAGCGCTAGCCGTGTTATATGAACCGGTAAAGAAAAACATCAAACTAGATTCTTTGGCGGAATCTAGCTTAGTTATATCGACATCGGCCGAGATTAGATAATCAGAACCTTTATATAGAGTGATGAAATTTGAGTCGTATGACGACCCACTCTTTATCAGACTCTGGTTATAATCATAGTTTACATATTTTTCCCTCGAAGACGACACCGTGAGCAAAGATGTGTCGTTTTTAACTATAACATATTCCGTTCCGTTTAGATTCTCTACGGTCGAAGACAGTATCATTGAATTCAATACCTCTTCAGAGCTCTGTTGAATTGATAAGTTAACGGAACTTGTATAGTAATACCGATGTATATGATCAAGATTATAGAACTCGCCTATCCGAGCAAAAGCTCGGTTTGCTGTAGATGAATCAAACAACGTCTCCGTCTCAAGCAACGGTTCGTCTGCTACACATTCAAACTCCGAAGCCTTGTTCAGACTCCTCCTATATATCTTATGACGATGTAATTTTCCGGTAAGCGTCTTTAGGTTTCTGTATGTTATATCCAAAAACGGTTCTTTCAGGAACGCATAAGTAGAACCCACCGGCTTCTGTAAAAACACATTCGGATCAGGAACTCCATCCGGATTTCCGTCTGGGACCAGACCCGAGGAAGTTATATATGAAGTCGCAAAAAACCTCTGAGAAAAAGAACCGGATATAACCGGAACTATCTGTCTCACATTGTTTGTTACATACGTTATAGGACTTTCGAGATTTACTGTAGAAGAATTTAAAACCGACTTTATTCTAGCCGACTGTGTTATGTCTACGGAAATATTCTTGGGTGAACCGTTATCCAGAACAGAAATCTCCGATATATAAAGGGTCAATTCTGACTGAGCGTTTTCTCGACTAAACAACGTAAGCGTTGGATCCTCTGGATTTGCAAATGAAAGCCTGTAGTCGATGTCGGACTTTCTGACATTTATGGTGCTTACATCAGTGAACACAGAAGGAAACGCAGCGTGACATTTAATGCTTCCTGACACGAGTATGGATTCTTGAGCGGTAGTTGTCCATCCCTCGTTCAACACATAGGATAAAAACGGGGTTGCTTCCATTGTCGGCCGTTCGAGAAATATAACTCGACTAGAATTGTCAATGGTCGGATCTATTTTAATAGTAGAACTCCATTTAACAGATTTCCCTTCGATGGTGGTTCCTATAAGAGTTATGGTGCCAAATCCAGCCGAAGTGGTGTCGAATACATGGGCAGAAACCACCAGATCAGTCGTCTCCACATAACTCTCGTAACCAGATTTCCCCGTCTCGTAGTATAATGGAGTTCCAGAAGAATCTAGTATTTCCAACAGAATTCCGGTATTATTTTTTAATAACTGGGATCCGTTTATTGTGAAATGATTTTTTCCGGCGGTAAACGTAGACTGTAAATCGGATATAACGAAATATTCCGATCTATAGGATTTATCTTCTATATCGGTCTTACTATTTGTTAAATTTTGTCGTCGTCTAGCGTTTGCAGCACGATGCATGCCTAATAAATAGAGTAATCAAACGGTTATTTTAGAGAATCCATTTTCTTTTTTTATCTCTATTGTATGGTCCACCATGTCTTTCATAGAGTCGAGGTGGCTTATTATAAGCATGAAGTCGAAGTTTGACTTCAATATCGAAAATAAAGAATTCATGGCCGATAGGTTATCGGCATCAGCACAACCGAATCCCTCATCTATGGCTATGAAATTCGGTCTAGGTAAATTTGAAATATTTATCAGAGCCACCCTTATTACCAGAGAGGTTAGAAACTTTTCAAGTCCGCTTGCTAGTTCCAGTGGCCAAGACTTGTCACTGTAAACTATATTCGTCACAACGTTTCTACCATCGGTCTGGATGTTCACACCGAACTCGACGATCTGACTTAATATCGTGTTGACTTCCTTTTCTATTACAGGAACAGCCTGAGATATTAATTCAAACGGGATTCCGTCTCTTGAAACAGACGAAACGTAGTGACTGTATGCTTGTATCTCGCTCTCCACCGCTTTAAGAAGAGATGCGTTTTTCTCACGTTTCTCCTTCTCCGCCATAAGGATTCCAATTTTACCAGTCACCTCGGATATCAAGTCGCTCTTTTCAAGAAGTCGTCTATCGGTCATCAACATTTTTCTAGTCAGAGATTCTCTCAAACCTTCTATTTTAAAATTTGATTCTATAGCTGCTTCTTGTTTTAAATACCTAGAAATCATCACGTCCACCTCTTTTAGAGAATTTTTTTCTACCACGAGTTTATTCTGTGCAGTCATGGATTGTTTGCTTTTTGATGCTAAAGATTTCTCCAGAAGAGACAGCTTTGGTAAAAGTCTAGTGTAATCTCGGTAATCATCTTCCACCGACGCTTTAGATGCAATCGTGGATTCTATGGATGAATACTCTTGAAATAATCTTTCCACAGTCACCTTATCCCCCTCTAATGAAACCTTGGCATCCAACGCATCCTTTACGAAATCATTATTTATGCAGAACTTACAATTTGGATCATATTCATGTTTATCCAATCTTCTAAGTTTGTCTAATTTTCCGTCAACAAATATCTTCTTCTTATCTATCTCATGTTTTTTAGAAATCAAAGATTTTTTGATTGAAGAAAGTTCTTCAAATGAAGCCTCGACTCCGGATGACTTGAGGCGGAATACCTCCCCCTCGACGAAAGCGATATCAGACCTAATCGACGTCAGTTCGGATTCAATGTCTAGGATATTATCCTCCAAAGTAGATATCGAGAGTTCCAACGCATCCTTACTTTTTCTCAATCCAGCTATATCGGTCGATACCTCTTCATCAAACTTTATCAACTTCTCGGTCAACGAAATTATCTCCGAGTTAATGGAATCCTTCTCATGCGTCAGAGATTTCCGTTCTTCAGACAGCACAGTGACCTGATCCGTGAACAACCCGATCTTTATATTTACGTCACGTAAATCTTCCGTGGATTCGTTCTTCTGAATAAATTTCGATTCCGTTTCAAGTTCTTTAAGTTTCTCGATTGCTGGCCGAGCGAGTTCATCGAATATATTCAATCCCATAAACTGTGACAACAAATCCTTCCTCTCCGTCTGGCCCATATCAACAAACGTGCCCAATTTATTATTCTGTATGGATAAAACAGTTAGTATGAAATCGTCATATGTTCCAAGATAGTCTCTTATGAGATCGTTTGTGCTTCTTCTGGCTTCTCCATTGAGTTCAACAATCTTCCCATCTTCCTCTTTCCAGAACTTCACATCCACTTTAACGTTTCCCTTTTTATCTGCTTTTCCTGATCGTTCGATATAGTAATTTACATTTTCTATCTCGAAGTTGAACTTACAGTAAAAAGACATTTTCTGAGAATTTAAAACATGAGATGCTTTAAATGCTCTGTCACACTTATCGAAGATACAAAAGCTCAATGCTGAAAGAATGGATGACTTTCCACTTGCGTTCACAGCGAACACGCCGACGACGTCCTTCATGTCTGAGAAATCTATTACGTTGTTTTCTCCATAACTGAACATATTGCTGAATTCAAACTTTTTTGGTTTCCATCTAATATTTCTAACAATTTTATCTCTGTCGATGGACTGATTATATATCTCATTTATCTCAAATATCCTCGACATAACCGTATCGGGTATCTGTGTCCCAATAGATTTTCTCACCAAAAAATCCTTAATCAATTTGTTCTGATATTCCAGGTCAGATAAGTCGCTTAGGTTGAGTTCTTTGGTAGCGAGTGAACCTTTATTCAACGATTGTTCACTATCCACCCGTACATAAGTTATCTCAATGATCTCCGCCAACTTTCGTATCTCTGATACCACAGCCTTTACTTCAGATGCGATAGTTTCAAAACATCTGACCCTCAATCGGACTTTCGGTGGTAGATTTTTTATATCTGTAGACAGAACGCCTCGTTTGACATCGATGGTGTAAAATCCAAAGTCGTTATCTATATCTAACTGACGGAATGCTTTACTTTTAAGATTCCATATCACATATCCGTGGCCATTTAAGTCTTCTCCGTGGTTTTGCTGAATAAGTGACCCGCAATAAACTGCCAAAGGATTCTTCTTACGTATTATGTAGTTCTTCATTTTATATTATCGAGAGTTTCTGTTACTGGGCCCACGAGCTCGTAATCGCCGGTCGATAAATACGAATCCAACTCGTCCTCACCGACAACGATTCCATCCGGCCTTAAAACCTGATGTTTGTGTATGTCTCCCAACAACACGATATCGTGTCCGTCGAAAAGTTTAGTGGTTATGGTTCGGTTGCTGACCGCATATCCTACATCGGTAAGTGCTCTATCTACCGGTCCGTGGAACAATCCGATTAAATACCTTGTTTCACGTCTATAT